CTAATACAAATTTAACTAAAAAAATTAATAATAAAAAGGATTCAACGAAGAAGGATGACAGAAAATCCAAGTATGAGAAGTTTTATCTATAGGGGGAATTAGTCATGTATTTAACTCTCAAACAATGTGCAGAACTAGCAGAAAACATGAATGTTAGTACAGCGAGATATTACAAAGATTCTTATTTTGAATATTTTGACACAAATGGAGAAGGTAAGACCACGAAATTCGAGGAACACAGCACTATCGAGCTATTGAAGTTAATCAAGTCAGCTTATGTCAAAAAGCTGGATCATGATCAGATAGTCGAACTATTGAACGTTCACCGGGGGTTTATTCCCTCTAATTCCGTTGTTCAGGCTTCAGACAATAACACCGAGATAACGCAACAAGAAGATTTAGCACTGAATATTCGCCATATTTTATTCGAAGAACTAGCTAAGCAGAACCGCATTATCCTCCAACTACAAGATGAGCTTGAGGATATGAAGGCGGAATTTAAGGAAGGGCTTGCAGGACTCTATGAGAAGGTCGAGAATGGACATAGGGACGCAGAATCCAGGGACCTCGAGGTAATGCAGAAGCTCAATGATATTAAGTTAATACAACAGCAGCGCAATAAGCCGTGGTGGCGTAAACTATTCGGCAAATAACCGTCATATTTTCAATATAACTCCCATAAATATATATCAACATGATATAAAGGAGGACATTTCATGGAAAAGAAAAAGAAGCCAGCACTGATCCACTTCTCCGCCCCACTCTTAAAGGATTTAGACGCTTATGCAAAAGGTTGCGGTATAAGTAGGAACGCAGCAGTTAATTTAGCTTGTTCAGAATTGTTGGGTGAAACGGAACGATTGAGGGAAGAGGCAGACCGATTAAGGTCACTTGTGATAAAGTTAGCAATGTCCGACAAGGTGACATTATGACCTGGATTACATTAGCGATTGTATTCGGTCCGCTCTTATTCATTTTCATGCTGCCTGAACATCATGAGGCTGTTCCGGTTTTTCAACCTAAGAGGCGCAAGAAGGGTTACAGGATTAGGCGAACGTTATAGCAACATGATATAACCCATCGTTCGGATAGCCTCCCTCAAGCTCTTATGAATTGTGCAAAATAGGGCATATTGGGCAGGGATAAGTTGAGTGGGGGAGAGTGGGGGAGCTAAATATCCGAACGATAGGTTGTGAAATAGATAATACCCTCCGAGTTGGAGGGTATTTGGTTGTGCTACTTATTATTCCATTTTTTCTTTTGACTAATCATTAGGTATCCTTGGTAAATTGGTTGAATAAGAATCGCTCCAATTATGACAATATAGAATATTATTAAGCCAATCTTTTCCTTGGCTCCATCGCAATCTTCCCAATCCGGAATCCAGTCGCTACCTATCATTTTCCATACCTCCTACAATATCAGCTTTCAGCATTCAAAGAATTGAGCCCGCAAGTCGGACACTTGCTATCCGAACCACCTTCTCCATCGAACATAAAATATCCACCATGCACATTAATCCTAAATACAGCATCCCTCTGTTCCATGTAACCAGTTTCGTAGTCGCAATTATCACAGGATATAGATGTCTTAATTCTGCCTTGTTCAATTATTTCCAAATTAGATATGTTGTTAAATTTTCTCTCGTTGTTCCATTGCTCTGCAGCCTTATATTCCTGCACACGATTATTCCAATCCTCTGCCGCCAATTGTTCAGTATTTTTCCAATCTCCACAAGAAGCGTGAACACCGCAAAAATACTTCATGCTTTGATATTTAGGCTCTAACGAACTTAAATTTGGTTGATTGCCACATTCTGGGCAAGGTAGTAAATCGCTCATCCCTCTTCATCCCCCTACAATATTTCTTCATCTTCATCCTCATAAGGCAAGGGACAATATGTTTCATCCCCTTGGCAATAACATGTTCCGTAACCGTGCGGTCGTTCGTCATCATCTTGCCTATAGCATATTTCAGAATCATCCCACATGTATTTGTATGAACTACAAGGCATATACTCATCCCCCTACAATATTTTCTACATCAACTCTCCCACGGTAATAGGCTTATTGCATTTGGGACATAAATTCAAATCATCATCCCTATGGATATACTTGAAAAACTTTTCGTTCCTTGACACAACCCTGCTTTCTCCGCAATTACTTTTATATAACCATTTGTTATGATCTATAAATTCTATACAAAACCATTTGCAGTATTCAGGCATTCTGCTTCACCCCCTACAATATTGATTTTTCAAATTCTAAGTTATCCGCAATATTTATGACAAGTTTACTACCCGGTATATCTATGACATATTTTATACCTAACCTCGTTAATGTATCCCGCAATTTACCTACTACTTCCATTCGCTTTTTTAGTTCAAGATCAACCCCCAAGGCCTCCCTTGCCGCCTCCCACACCATCATGAAGTCATCACTAGCAAATATCCTGCGTGTATTTTTATGTCCCATCGAATCACTCGTTTTCTGGCATTGTCTCAGTAGTCCTTCAAGGGCATTTTCTAACTCTATAATTCTTTCTGTACTGTCATTTGACGAACTCATTTCTTCCCTCCCTAAATACATCCTCAATCCTCTCAACCATCTCCACAGGCAGCGCAACCCGACACATCTCATAATCACTATACGTTGCAGGAGATATACCTAATAACCGCGACATCTTCATAATAGTGATAAGTAGCGACCTCCTTCTGCTTTTGATTAACTCCATGAATATCTTATTCCTTCTGTTGATTTCAGCATTCAACTCTTTCTCCCTTGATGCATCTACCTCAAGTCTTACCCTATTATGTTTCAACTCACAGTTTAGATTGTGGCAATCATACGTCCTGCCATACGTTCCGTTCGGACCATCCCATAGGCCGAGGATGTATTTAGTTGGAGTTGCGCAGGTTTGGCAGTTCATTTTATATCCCTCCATGCATTTGAGGGTGATTCACGCATTATTCGCTTAACTAAATCATCTTGTAAAGCATCCGATCTTTCGGCTAAATGTACAATAGCCCTCAGGAGTGCATTTTCATATGATATGTCGCCGCTTCTGTAGAATTTGAGACAAGTATTGACGATTGTGTTGTTAAGGTAAAGCTCTCCATTTACAAACTCTTTTAACTCATCATGGTTATTCATGCCGATGTCTTTGTAGTTGGTGTTATTTATCATCGCCCCTACTCCACTTGTCATGGGTTTTCTACTTCTTCCTGCCATTGTTATTCTCCACCCTTCTCATACTTATTGCCGATAACTTCGCATATTCTCCCGTCTACACAGAGCAGTTCTGATAATATTAACTCATCGGTCTGGAAACAACCATCTCCAAATGATATAAGTTGAAGGTTTACTCTTCCAGATATTCTTAAGTAATCATCCTCGTAGATTTCCAACCCATTTTTATCGAGAAGGCCAGTAAACTGCATCAACACAAACTCACTCGGTTGCAATCCGCTTTCAGTGCAAATGCGCTTATTCTCTAAGTCAATCCAACGAGGATACGACATGTACCATCCTTCGCCTGTTTCACTTTTTACCCATGCTCTGAATTTTGGGAAGTTGGTCATGATTGGTTGCCTTCTTTCTCGATCTCTTTCCCCTTTTTAATCCCCCATCGTAGACCTTCTTCCAAATCTTCAAAACCTGCTTCCGCAAAATACACATCGCCAAAAGTCCATTTATCATGAACACTAACTGTGTATGTTATATTTGGCTCTCCTTCCTCAAATGTTCCATTCTGCTTTTGATCAATAATAGTGTAATCAACCGCGATACCCTTATTAGCTAATTTCACAATGCTTTTTAATAAGTCCATCCTTATTCTCAATCCTTTCTTATTCCTTAATCACATGACTAGTAGAAACTATATTCCGCTCATCGCATATCGGGCACCAAGTATCTGTTAAATCTCCTACCCATTGCCATCCGCAATCTTTACATTCCCAATTAACGTATTCCATCCTCATTCTCCACCCTTCCTCATCTACACAATACCAACTTTGGTTTATTCGCCTTCTCGGGAACAACCCCATTTTCGTCCGACCAGTACATAACATCTGCCCAAACATAAATACCGTGTAGCCCTTTTGCGTTTGTGTTCCATTCGATCTTGAGAATCTTGTTTATTGTTACCGTTTTCTCGATGCCGTGCAGCGTCCACTCACTGATGGGTTTCCTTATCTCCGGAATGTCTGTTCCAAAATCTACATTGAATCTCACATTGTCAAGGAATAACTGCTTGCCACGCGGATCTCTTTCAAATATTAGACAGGCTTTAGAGCTATTTTCCTCATAGCACTTTCCGCCATGCCTAACACTTCTTTTACAGTAAGGGCAATCTTTCGTTTTCCCCACCCCTTTCTCCCTCAAAATGTTTAATCCCACTACCCCTTCAGATTAACCATTATCCTTATTCACCCATCCATTGCCAATAATCACATGCACTGGACAAAAGTGAATATCTTGCCATT